CGCAGAACTAGTTGTTTCAAAAATTAATTGTTCTGCTCCATTTTCATCTCTGATACCATGAGCATCATCAAAGTCTATCATGAAAGAATTAGTATCTAAGTTACCACCTAATTGTGGAGTAGTGTCATCAACTAAATCACTAGCTAATGATATAGTAGAAATATTTGGATTAGTACCATCGTCTGCTTTTGCATATGCAATTACAGTTTTACCGTTTGCAACTGTAGCTGAAGTTCCTGTACCAGTTGCATATTTAAATACAACGTTCTGTGATCCTGAAGTTGCATTTTTTAAAAAATAAAAATTTTGTACATCTAAAGGTATTGTAACATTTCGTGATCCTGTGAGAGATCCTGTAAATTCTATAACTCTATGTGAAAGGGTTGCACCAGTTGATCCATCAGATACTGAAAGAGTTGTATCTCCTGAGTCAGAGACGGCTTGGGTCGTATAACCACCAGATATTTGTTCGATGATTTGTAAATTTGTATTTGTTTTTGTTCCCCAAGTTCCTGCATTTTCACCAGTCGCTTGAAGTTCTACACCTAATGGTGTGTATGTTGATGCCATAATTTTCTCCTATGCAGCGTCACTATAACTTGTATTTGATCCAGTTGCAACATCCGAATAAGTGTCGTTCGAACCCGTTGAAACATTACTATATGACGTATTTGAACCAGTGTCAACATCGCCATATGCAAAAATATCTACAGCTCCTACACTAAATGTTGCTGATAGTCCATCAAAACCAACCTGCATATCAACAACAGATACAGAACCAATACTAGCGCTAAATGATAGACCAGTTAGTCCTAAAGTCATATCATTAGGATCTAAAGATCCAACACTAGCTGTTGCAGATAATCCAGTAGGTAATGCTACTGCACCACCTAATCCTACTATTGATCCTAACTGAGATTCAAACTGTTGACCTGATAATACCACTGCATTGTTTGGTGCAACCACTGTTCCCAAAGATGTGGACATTGAGAATCCTGTAACATCAACTTGGTTACTAGAAGATCCAGTTGCAGTTCCTTGACTTGAAGTTATTGATAAACCAGAAGGTAATACAGTATCGTTTGGTGCTATCGCAGTTCCTTGACTTGCGGTAAATTCTTGGCCAGTTAAACCTACAACTTGATCAGCAACTGCCACAGCCCCTAATGCAAAGGATGCAGAAACTCCAGACATTGCAACATTTGCATCTGCTTCAACTGCTAATGACCCTGCGCTAGCTGTTGCAGAAACACCCGATGGTTCTACAACTGCAGAACCAATACCTGATAAAGAACCTGCACTAGCTGAAAATTCTACACCATTAACATCAAAATTAGGACTTAAACCAATTGTGATTGCAAACTCACCCCAAGCACCTTGACCGTAAGTATTATTACCCCAGCCTTCTATACCCATGCTAGAGGATATTTCAAAACCTGTTAAAGAAACTGTTACGTCGTTAAGATCTCCCCAAGACTGTTCATTCCAAGTCTTAGCTCCCCAACCTGCTCCAAATTTTTGATTTTCGTTCCAATTAGCTTGGCCCCAGGTGAACCGGCCCCATCCTGAAGATACCGACATGGTCGGCCTCCTATGCTAATCTAATGATTGCTGCTGTAGCGTTTGCTGTAGGAAACTCTATTTTAAAAGTTCCGTTACTTGCTGTTTTGTCACCACCAAATGCAATTGCACATACGGCGTTAGTTGTGCCTGAACCACCGTCTGTTGTTGTGTTATATATTAATGCACCGTTAGCAGTGAAAGAAGCAGAAGAATAAGTTACATCTGCAAAATCAGTAAAAGCTGTTGTTGAAGACAATGAAACTCCTGAATTTGTAAGAGTTGCACCCCCTGCAGTGTATGCAGTTCCAGATGTGTTTGTAATTTCTTCTGATGTTGAATAACCTGTTGTAGAAGCCCCTAAGTTTGCATCACTATCAAATAGTGCTATTTTAAAAGTGTGACCACCTGAAGATTCAAAACTGTGTTTACCTTGTAAAAGTTCTTGTTTGAAACTTGAACATATTGCCGATGTTATTGCCATAATTTTCTCCTACGGGTTTACTGAGTTTACCGGTATTCGAACAGTGCCATCTGTGTAGTCATCTCTTCTTCGTCTACCGACTTGCTCGTTAGCAAACTTCTGTACTTCTTGTTTATATTTATTTTCATATAAAGTCAACATATCTATCGGACCTTTTAAAAACCCATATGCCTCTGATAGACAGCAATATAATAGCCCATTTGGAAAGTTCATACTAATATAATTAGTATTATCGCCCTCTAAAAGATCAGGGGCTTTATTAAAATGAACTCTAAATCTATAAGTTGTATTTGGTGTAGGGGCTACAAATATTCTGCCTGATGTAGTGTCAGATTCTCCTGTTCCTCCACCAAACATAGCATAATATTTAGGTTGACCCTGAGCAGCGGAGGTTCCAGTTACATCCTGATACTCTTGTAAATAAGTTACATCTTTTTTTTCTAGCCATCTATTAGCTCCCGTAATTTCAGACCCTGCTGTATCATAAACTTGTATGCCTCTAATAAATACTGCTCCTGCAGGGCAGTTTATAGATTCTTGTCCAGCAACAAAATTACCTAGTTGTTGTTTTCTATCTGCATCAATAGGCACATCTCTAAATATTCTGTATTGTGCATTTAAAATTATATTTTCTAAAACAGCATCTGTTAATACGTTAGAGTCTGTTTCAGTATAACTTTTAATTTGTGTCTTTAATCCTGATGCGCTTAATCCTGCCATTATTGTACTATCTCCAAACAACGAGGACAAGATTTTCTAAATCTTAAATGTCCTGTGCAATGTTTTAATTTTCCATCCTCTTCAATATATACTGGAGTCTCTGGTTCTGCTGGATCTTCGTATAATTGTAAATGTTCATCTTTTTCTGGACATGCACATTGTTTTATACCGAACAAACTACAAATAAAATTTTTTATTTTTTTAATCATGGTGTTATTGTAACTGGTCCTGCGGACACAGTTGGTCCTCCTCTTTCCTCTGTTATACTAGGAGTTGCACCTAGTGTAAATGTATATTTATCTGTTGTGGTTACCGTTATACTAAATCCTGATGAATTTTCATAGGTAGAAAAAGGCACTCCTCCTGGACTACCTTGAACATTTCTAAATCTTACTGTGTCCCCTGAAGTTCTCCCGTGGTTAGGTTCTGTCACTGTAACAGTTTGTGAACTTGCAGTTGTAGAAAAAGGATTATTACCTAACATAGCAGCAACTGCTGGCTCTATTCTTCCCGGTCTTACATGTCGTAAGGATATAGAATCACCATTCATAGGTTTTGGTTCTAGCTGTGGTTGCTTTGGTTCAAACTCTGATACGTGCACAAATGCACCGTTCCATTCTCTAACCATCTCTTTGTATGGAAACTCCATACCAGATCTGTCTGATATTGCTTTTGCGTATTTACCTGTTGCGTATTTTGCCATTATGATCCTGGGTAATATGCTTTAGGAGTGATGTGTGTGCTAGATGCAGAACCATCTTCTGCTAACGCTCTTGCAAACTCATCCTCGTAAACTAATTTTGTTTGTTGAACTAAATTTGGTTGATATTTCATAGACAGATAATATGCTAATCCTGACACCATACAAGGCACAAATCTAAATGGAACATCTGTTGCATTTGTATAATCACCTACATCTTGTATTCTTTTTATATAATAAAAATGCATATCTTTTGATGCATTAGAAGAATCAGGTGTTGGATAAATATGCACTCTAACTTTATCAATAAATCTTTCTACCCAATATTGATTAGGTGTGCCTTTAGATAACTTGTTAGAAAAACCTGCATAAGTAGATCTATCTACTTTTGTCATCGGTGAATCTGATTGCGTTGTTTGAGTTCTATTGGATCTTAACTGTGCTTCAAGAACATCGGACATTCCATATATTCCGTTTGGAGTAGATGTTGCACTTGTGCCATCATCACTAGATCTGAAGAAATCATACTCTGCTTGTCCTTCAATTAAATCTAAATTAAGTTCATCTATTTCCCAATAGTGAATACCTCTATTGCCCCATTCTTGAAACAATATATTTAATGTTCTTCTAGCGTTTTTTAATTGGTAACCAGCAACATTTTGCTGACCTATTCTTTCAAAAGCTTCCTCTACTATCTCATCAATAGCAAAAGTTTTATCGAACGTCGCTGTTCCCGAAGTAGTATTAGCCATTTAAACTCCTACGATTCGTAAACTTTAATCCATTCACAAACAATTGTACCT